ATGTATCGACAGCTGCTGGTTTTGGATATGTTGGATCAAAGTCGAGATATTTGCCACTTGATGCTGATGGGAAAACACGCACTATGGTGCCTGAGTTAATTTCTGAAATTGTACGTTCCCTCGATAATTATAAGGGCGGCATTCGGAATCATTTTGTGTGTAATGCCTCGCTTAAGGATGAACCACGAGAAGTCTCAAAAGTATTGAAAGGCAAAACGCGTATGTTTTATATTTCCCCGTTACCATTTTTAATTTTGTCAAGAGCCTATTTGGGACCCATATATTCTTTGATGGTACAATACTCACGTGTCTTTGGATGTGCTGTGGGTATAAATATGCACAGAGAAGGAGCCAAATTATTTGAAGAGATGAATTTTTTCTCAAAATTATTTATGGAGGGTGATTGGGGCGGTTTCGATGTTAGTATGCCAGTCGATGTTGCTCTAGCAGTTAATACATTCATCTTGCGGTTTGCTAAAAAGATGGGATATTGCGATGAAGCTTTAGAAATTTTGAATGGTATTTTGACTGATTCAATTTCACCTGTTGTTAATATATTGAGAGATATCGTAGAAATTCCTGGTTTGCAACCTTCTGGGCAATATGGAACTGCTGAAAACAATTGTCTTCGATCCTTGTTTCTAGTGATGTACTATTGGTATAGTAACGAGGATTTGCAGTGTTTTGATTTCTTTGAGAATGTTTATCCCTCTTTTTATGGCGATGATTTGCTCATGTCTGTAAAACCTAGAGTTTCTAAGTTTATAAACAACAATCTCTTTTCAGATTTTGCTGCTGAGGTTTATGGTATGGAATTTACAAACTCACAAAAAACTAAAACATTTGACAACTTTTTGTCTATGGATTTGACTAGTTTTTTGAAAAGAAGGAGGAGAATACATCCAGATTCGGGTGAATCCGTTGCGCCTATAGATATAGATACTATATATAAAATGTTGCAATGGACAATACCGTCTAGTTTTGCATCACCTGCGGAACAAATATATATGACTGTAGATTCTGCTTTACGTGAGTCGTTTTTCCACCTTAGTAGAGAGAAATATGACAA